AACGTACAGGGGGAGAGTTGTCAGATGCCCACCGAAGACAACCCTATGGGTAATGTTCTCATCACAGACTTTACTGATGCCCCCAACCGTCTCGAAGCCTGCTATTACCCAAGTGTGAAGCCATTCGTACAAAATTATACAGGTGATCGCATCCCCTTCGATGCTGGGCGCTCTCGTTCCCCCCTTCCCAAGTACATGAGGAACGCGGTGGAGCGTCAGTTTGTGTCTAACCCTGTCACCAAGATCCCTGGTGACCAGACGGCGTTTGCGGAGTGGTTGTATGGCCCCAAGAACGGCCCCATGTGTAGGAGTGACACTCGCTTCTGTAACCCAGATGCTCGTGGTGTCCAGCTCGAAGCGTTTGCGGGTCTCGGTGGTGACGGGGACATCAGGGGTCCCCGTGGTGGTGGCCGTGTGCGAGGAGGTGGCGGAACCTATAGTTAGATTAAAATTCTCATGTAATAATAAATGGCGTATCAGCTTCAACCCGGCCTTTCCCGAGTTCAAAACAAGGGTGCCATTCCTCCAGTAAAAGCGACCGATGAAGTTTTCGTGTATCCTCAGCCCAGTACTCTCAACTGTGGTGGGTGCCGCCCCAACACAATGTTGTACGGAACCGCTCCCTACATGGCCGGTAAGGGTTCTCCAGCCCAGCACATAGATACAAGTGATGAACTTCGTCCCCAGTCTACATCCCGTTTCAACAAGAATATAGTTCAGACCTACGAACGTAATCTCTTCCCCCTCACCAACATGGAGTGTAAGGTTCCCCTCCGCACGATGCGGTATGAACCTGCGAGCACACGTGCTGAAGTTCAGAATGGTCTCTTTCAGCAAAGGTACGTTAATAAAAATGTTAATAAGAAGTAAGAATGGCTGATCCCATCTCACTCATGGCTGTAGCCGGTCTCGTATATGCCGGACGAACTTTGAGTACTAAGTCTGAACCCCCTAAAGTGGAGACGAAACAGCCAGTACTGAAGGCTCCTGTAGAAGTAGAAATAGGAAATTCTAATTTCGAACCCATTGTCGAGGTTCCCCGCAAAATGGAGATGGAGAGTTTCGCTGATATTTCCAAGCAGCAGCGAAGTGGTGGTCAGGAGATCCTGAACATGCGGAACCGAATGTATGATCAGGGTCGCATGAACAATTTATCTCCTATCGAGAAGCAGTTGGTTGGTCCTGGTCTCGGTGTTGATGCCAGTGTTCCAGCTGTTGGTGGTTACCAGCAGATGTTTAGGGTTAACCCAGTGAATGTTGGTGAGTACAGGCTCACAACCCTCCCTGGGCGTTCTGGTCCTGCCGCGGATGTCACAGGTGGTCGATCGGCTGTTGTTGGTGAACTCACTCACAACAAGCCTGAGACGACGGCTCACCTCCCTTCCCGGTTACCCACTATGCCTGGTCGCGCTCAGGGTATGTCTGGTGTTGTTCCACGTAACGAGCATGAGAAGACGAAGCGCACTACTAACAGGTCGGAGACTGGTCTTCGCACAGATGGCCTCGGCTTCAATGGTGCGAAGCGTTTTGTTTCTGCTCAGACAGTGTCTCAAGATCCTACCCGTTTCAAGAGCGATCGCAATGATATGCAGTACAGCTACTACAACCAGCCCACACCAGGTATCCATAGCCATCACGGTGCGTACACGAACAGTGCTGCCGCTCAAGTGACTGCGAAGACGAACGAGGAGCTCATGAAGTATGGTTTCCGTCCAGAGGATCGTCGTGGTAAGCCCAACCGTATGGGTAACGCTGGTCGCATGAATGTTCGTGAGAGCGCCCTCAAGCAAGGTGGTCGCTTGACAACTGTTCGCTCTGATACCACACGTGTTGACGGCCGTATTAACAGTGCGAATGGTGGTTGGACACAACAGTACCAACAGAAACCTTTCCACCAGTTCAATGCCTACAAGGGTCATGAAAACCCCAATACACGTAGCCTCGATATCGCGAAGCGTCAGCTCCAGAACAACCCTCTTGCTCATTCCCTCTCTCATTAAATGCGAATGTCACACAGACGAAAACATTCATTAAAATATTGTGCCTATATTTTAATGAAGGTGTATAACCTATCTATTGACAGTAGTCAGCGTGGAGTCAACGTAATCGCATCTAATTCGTACTATGACACAAATGGTACATACGTGATTGACGAATATTCAAACACACTTTCGAGACAAAATAATTACGTCATACATTTGGAGAATCCAATCTATGATGTTACCGAAATTAAATTGGTTTCTGCTCGCATACCCACACCACAGTTGACTGTGTGTGCGACGAATAACACGTTTAGCGTTGATGGTGTCGACATTGCTTTGGATGTGACGAACTATTCATCCGGTACGGATCTTGCAAATGATTTACAAATAAAATTTACACCACCAACCAGTAATGTTGACAGTGTGATTTATGATTCGGATACGAATGGACTCATCTTTTCAAATAATAGCCCAGGTGACAACAATTTTACTTTTGAGTTCCATACTGGGACCAATGGATTCAATAAAGAATCGTCACAGGTGACAACACCTTATCAACTCTTGGGTTTCTCGTATGATGACTACACTTCTGTGAGTAATGTCCTCACATCTGGGGCTATAAACTTGTATGGTCCAAATTCACTTGTTTTAAAACTAACTGCGGGTTCTGATGAGTTTGGACAAAGTGTGTACACCTCCACACCTTTCTACACTGGACACATACTCCTAGATGGTTCAGACTTTATCAATTTCAATGGAGCTGATGATACACTCACACATCGTTTTCATTCTGGTTCCCAAAAATATATTCGAGACATCAAAATTGAATTTTTCTACATGAGTAATGGACGCCTGATCCCATATGACTTTATGAATCAAGATCACATCTTAAAATTTGAAATTACATGTTCGACAGATAAACTGCAAAACTTACCAAAAATTCCCATTGAAGAAGTTACAAAGGAAGAACCTATAAGCATTCCTGAAGTGAAGAATGTTTATAGATGGAAGAGGGAATATACATATATCATTATGATTGTAGTCATTGGTATCATGCTACTTCTACTCATGAAACAACAACCCAGAAGGTATCGGAGACCAATTAGCGAGTGATAGCGAACACGGGCTGAGCGGGCTTCTTCACACGACCGTTGATGCGGGAGATGACCATGAACACGATGATCGAGATGAGGGTGGTCAGGATGGCGGTGAGCGCGTACTGAGAACCACTGTTCTTGGGAACCTTCACGATTTGGGTGATGATCCAGCGGACCAGGTCCATCCAGGACATCGCGGCGGCGAAGGAGAAACCACCAACAATCGAGTTGAGGGTCTGGGTCTGGAGCTCTTGAGTAACAAGGTTGACAGTCTTGGTGACGGCGGACATGGTGTTTATTATAGCCTGGGAAAATTATTCTGGTAATAACTCTTGCTTCTCCACAATCTTTTTAAATTTTTTTGTCTTGATTGTTTTCATTTTCGAGAAGAGTTGCTCATCATCTGAGGAATCTTCGCTAGAGCTGGTATCCGAATCATACGACTTAAATCCTTTGTCGGAGAATGACCATGCATCGGGTTCATAGGTGCTCATTACTATTAATAGCATTTTTTAACATCTGTTCTACCGGACTTTGGGGTGTCCATTCGTTCCATCGATCATAGGCTTGGTTCATGAGGATGAAACGTTCGTCATCTCCTGAGTATCTCTCAAAGGGTGGACAGTCCTCGTCTGGAACGTCTTCGATTGATTCATCATCCGACACTTCTTCATCGTATATATCTGGGAATAGAGTACCAATATCCTGACCAACTGTGTACATCGCACAGTATTTCATCGCATATTCCATGTCTTCTGGGAGTACAGTGTCTCTTCCACAAGCTTTGGAATATTCAGATGCAAACAACATAGCTTTTTCCATCACTGGTAGTAATATGTCCATCATACTGGTGATGTACTGTTCTGTCATCGCCGTCCCTTCATCACCGAAACCAGTTTGCATGTTCATCTTTAATATTTGGTATTAAAAAGAGTTTCTGCAATTCCCTCACATATATAACTTAGGTCGAAATGAGTAAAATTTTGCTAAATAAAACGATACACTAGAGTAGAATGAACCTTCAGTTGAGGAAATTCAAACCCGAGACGATCGCGGATGACAGGGTGTGTGTTTTTATCGGCAAGCGTAATACAGGTAAGTCTACCCTCGTGAAAGACATCATGTTCCACAAGAAACATCTCCCAGCGGGAATTGTTCTTTCAGGAACAGAAGAGGGTAACCATTTCTATTCAGACTTCATTCCGGACCTCTTCATATATGGTGACTACGATCGGGATGCCATAGAGAGAGTGATGGCGAGACAACGGAAATTGGTTGGAAATGGTAAGACTAATTGTGGGGCATTCATGCTTTTAGATGATTGTATGTATGATTCGAAGTTTCTCAAGGACACGTGTATTCGTCAATGTTTTATGAATGGTCGTCACTGGAAGATTTTCTTCATGTTGACGATGCAGTACGTGATGGATCTTCCACCAGCACTTCGTGCAAATGTAGATTATGTCTTCATCCTCAGGGAGA